CAAAACAACTCGTTTACAGGTGCAGTGGGTGAAATATCCATTGATACTGATACAGAAAATATTAGAATTCATGATGGTTCTAACGCAGGAGGAGCAGAAATATTTCCTTCAGGCGCAATAATAGCCATGGGCACAAGTACACTACCAGCTAACGGTGGGTGGCAACTTTGTGAAGGAGCCGCAATTAGCAGAACAACATTTGCTAGATTATTTGCAATTATCGGAACCACTTTTGGAACAGGAGATGGAGCAACCACTTTTAATCTTCCAGATTTAAGGGATAGATTAGCATTAGGAAAAGGATCAAACAATAACAGTTTAAATGCAGCTACAACAGGAGCAGCAGCTTCTGCAGTAGTTACCTCAGCTGCAACCACGCCTTCTTTTTCGGCAAGGGGCTCAGGAACAGCATCTATAGGTGGTAAGGATACCTCAGGTAACATAGCAGTTATTGGAGGTGGTTCTGTTGGTTCACATACTCATGCAACAACGATTCCAAGTGTAACGGTTCAGTATATAATAAAGACATGAATGATACAAGAGAGTTGGATCAAATTCAACAAGAACTAGATCAACTTCAATCTCGCAGCAATCAAAATAAACAAACGATTTCTGCCCACGAAGCCGTGTGCCAAGAACGCTATGAGCATATTGCTAAAACCCTCGAGACAATGCACGATAAAATAAATAAACTAGAAGTGCTCGCTACACAAGGTAGATCATCTCTCCGCACCTTGTGGTATGCAGGTGCACTAGTTAGTGCTGCAGCTGCTTTTGTTTATACATTATCACAAATATTTCCAAAATGAGTTTTTTCAAAATTCCTGTTAGCAGGTTATGTGAAAGGCTTCCAAAGCCTGTAACTTTTAACGAAGCTCAAACTTCTATGGTGGATGGTTTAGAAAGTCACAGATTTTTTGTAACCATTTCTGCAAGACGTACGGGCAAATCTTATGCAGCCGCAATATTAGCTTTCGCAAAATTATTAGAACCTTCTCAACAAGTTATGGTGGTTGCACCAAACTTTTCATTGTCCTCAATAATATGGGACTATGTTACAGATTTAATTAAACAAATGGAACTTGAAGTAGACCGTTTTAATCAAAAAGATAAAGTGGTAAAACTTATAAATGGCAGCACTTTTAGACTTTTATCTGCTAATAATAGAGATTCTCTAGTTGGAAGAGCTGCTAACTTATTGATTGTTGACGAGGCTGCTATAATTCCTAATGATGAGTATTTCACCAGAGATTTAAGACCTGCATTATCAACTTTCAAAGACTCTCGCTGCTTATGGATTTCAACTCCAAGAGGCAAAGGAAATTATTTGTTTGATTACTACAATCGTGGTGTAGATGATGAGTACCCCGATTGGGGATCAACAATACACACTTGGAGATCAAATCCACTATTATCTGAAAATGATATTAATGAGGCTAAAAAAACTATTACAAGGGCAATGTACTTACAGGAGTATGAATGTGAATGGACAACTACTGAAGATCAAATATACCAAGGACTAGACGAAAAAAAGCACATTGATGATTATGTAGGAGAAAGATTTTTAGAAGTTGTCGCAGGTTTGGATGTGGGATACAGAGATGAAAATTGTTTTGTGGTGATAGGTTTTGATGGTTTAAAATATTACATTATTGATGAATATATATCCAGGGAATCAACCACCTCAGAATTAGCTGAGATAGTGAAAGAAAAATTAGATTTTTGGAATATAGATAACATTTACATTGATAGCGCAGCTCAACAAACCAAAGCAGACTTTGCCTATGATTTTGACATTTATTGTGAGAATGCAATTAAATCCGTAAATGATGGTATTGCTTCACTTCAAGCATTAATAGAGCAGGATAGGTTATTATTTGATACAGAGGGAGCAATGCATTGTTTTTCAGCCATGAGTAGTTATAAATGGAATCCAAATACTGAAACTCCAAAGCCTGTACATGACTGGGCGTCACACCCCTGTGATGCGATTAGATATGCAATTTACTCACACCAAAAAATGAGTTCAGTAAGTGTCTTCACCCATTAGAGTAATTATTTTATGTTATAAGAGATGGGGTAATGTAAATGCCATTGTGAAGGCGTTACACAAGTATTTTCCTATCACTGTTATAAACAATTTAGAAAACCATGAATATACTAATGAAAATGCTGAAGTTCTTAATAATGAGGTAAATCATTATTGTATGATAAGATGGATAAAAAGTGCTATATACCCTGAGCCTTTTAAATTAGTTTTAGATGATGACATACTTTTATCTCCTAAAAGTATAAAAAAACTGTGTGAACAAAATCATAATATGACAGGTATTATGGGTTATACTGGAGTAAATAATAGTAAAAATTATTTTGATTTGAATAGAGTTTTTAACAAAAACAAAAAAGTTGATTTTTTAGTAGGATCAGCTATTATGATAAAACAAAGTTGTTTGGATGCTATTATGCCTGATTTACTTAATTCTAACTACCCTAAACGTGGAGATGATATTATAGTAAGTTATCTAATTAAAAATAAATTCAAATGTTCATTGTACACAACAGAGTGTGATCATTTAATGTTACCTGAACATAGTGTTGGTTTAAATCTTCAAAAGGAGCACTTTCATTTAAGGTGGCAAGTAGTAGAAAAGTTTAAAAAATTAGGTTGGACATAAGTTATTAAAGTGAGATATTATGGATACATTAAAAAGATTTCCAATTAAATACATTAGAGATTATATAAAAAAAGATTATAAACTTAAAGACGAATGTTTTATATGTGGCACTACTAACACTTTAGAATTACATCATTTGTATAGTGTTAGTGAATTATTTAGTAAATGGTGCACAAACAAAAAAATAAAGTCTATTGAATCTGTCGACTTAATTAATAAACTAAGAGTCGAATTTTCGGAAGACGAAAAAGATTTATTATCTAATAAAAATCTTTTTACTTTGTGTAAAAATCATCACATTCGTTTACACACTATTTATGGTCAAACCTATGCCAATCATTTAGTTCCTAAGATTAAAAATTGGTTACTGGTTCAAAGAGAAAAACATGGCAGAACGTAAAACTAACACATTTAGAGAATGGATAGCAGAAAAATTAAATCCTGCACAACCTTCTATTGCTTCGTTAGAGCCATACGCTTCACCAGAAGCAGTCGTAGATTTTGAACAAGCTTATCGCGAAGTAGAAATTGTAAATCGTTCAATTGAACTTTGCATTAACGCCTTAAACGAAATTCCTTTTATTGTAGATGGAGGAAGTCCTTCAAAAAAAGTAAATAGGATACTTAATGAAAGACCTAACCCATTTGAAGATAGATCCCGTCTTTTTAGAAGAGCTTTTCTTGATTTTTTCTTAGACGGCAACGTGTTCTTTTATTACGATGGTAGTGATTTATTTTTATTACCTGCGAACGATGTAGAAGTTGTACCAGATGAAAACACTTTTGTTAAACAATACAACTATCTAATTTCCAACCAACAATCTCAAGATTTTTACAATTTCAACAAACAAACTAGAAAAAGTGAAGCTATTGTATTTGAGCCTAATGAAATAATTCATATAATGAATGAAAACGAACTTAGTATTTTTAGAGGCACTAGTAAGTTAAAGTCTATAAAAAGATTGTTAGAGGTTTATTTTTATTTGATAAATTTTCAAAGGCAGTTTTTTAAGAACAACGCGGTTCCTGGATTTGTATTAACAACAGACAGTATTTTAAGTAAAAGAGTAAAAGAACGTCTTTTAGAGAGCTGGAGAAATTCATATACAACTATTTTTGACAACGCCAGGAATCCTGCTATACTGGATGGAGGATTAAAAATAGATCAATTCTCCAATGTGAAATTTGACGAGTTAGATTTTGAAAACAGTGTTGAAAGAATACAACAAGATATAGCTAAGGCTATAGGTGTTCCTTATGTGCTTTTAAAGTCTGGTAATAATGCAAACATAGATGCAAACCAAAAGTTGTTTTATCAACACACAGTCTTACCGATCTTAACACAATTCTGTAGCGCTTTTAAGCAATTTTTTAATGGTGGTATTCAGATTAGACCTGACAAAATGTCAATACCAGCATTAAGACCAGAGATGAGAACTGAGGCAACTTATTACGCTACATTAGTTAACACAGGTATTATGACGCCTAATGAGGCTAGAAAAGGATTACGGTTACCCAAGATAGAAGATCAAGATGGAATAAGGGTACCACAGAACATTACAGGTAGCGCAACAGACGCTACTCAAGGGGGCAGACCTCCACAAGAGTCTGAAAATTCAAACGAAGAGGAAACAGCAGATGAGCGATAAAAAGTTTTATTTAAACAGCGTTTTAGAAGCTAAGTCATTTAATAAAAAGACTAAGTCAATTAAAATTGCTGGTTATGCGAACACTACTGCTAAAGATC